GCAATATTCATTCGGAAACGGACAAAGGTTTAGATTAGAGGTTCAGTCTAATGGTACTCTTGACGTTCAATTAGGAGGTGTACGTTTTACAGGTGATGCAGATTACGCTACGTCTGCTATGGTTAATACAGCTATTACAGGGAAGCCTGATGAAATAGCTATATTTGAGTTTGGTGAAAAGATTAGGAATAGAACAGGATTTGTAGAAGCATCATTACCACAACAAAATGTAAACTTTTTCATAGGTGCAAGGGATAATACAACCGAAGCCACCTGTACTATCTCCAATGTTATTTATATCCCCAAAGCCCTAACAGCACAAGAAATAAAAGCACATTATGACAACCCAGAGCAAACACTCTACTGGGATAATGGTGTGCTTAAGTCAGACATACTAGACCAAGCAACAATAGACAGTATGCAATCAGGTAATGGCTTCTGGTATCCTCTTACTGAGAACGTATCAGCAGGCGGTTACTACCGTAACCATGCTTTGCCGATGGCGGGGAATTTAGGGAATACCGATTGGCCTGCACCGATAAACGGTTTTACTGGTGTTGGCCATACGGTGACTTGCGTTAGTGTTCCTGCTTACACTTCATCTTATTCAGCTAGTCTTTTGACAGGATTAATTTTAAATGATTCCTATGTTATTGAATGTGCAGTCTCAGGGGTTACTGAGGGTAATGTTCGCTTTCAGTTTACTGGCGGAACGGGTAATAACATTAATGTAGCTTCAATAAGTGCAGATGGTGTATATAGGTTTGTCTTTACTGCAACAGCAGAAAAAGGTTTTTACGGGTTTCAAGCAACATCTCTGTTTAGTGGAGTAGTTTCTGACATCAAAGTATACCCCCTAGCAAACTCAGGCTTAGCACCCCTAGTCAACTACACCTCAACCACATCAACAAACGCTAGTCAGCTAACCACAGGCTACCAATGTGCACTACAAGAACTAGATAGTTTTGGATTGCCGATTGGAAAGGTGGATGGGTTACTCCATGGTGATGGGCGAGGGTATATTGAGGGTGATATTTATTTACCGTACGAGTATGAGTTAGATTTTTACTGGTTTAATGATATGGCAAATGGGGGGGGCTCTGCTTTGTCAGTAGACAAAATGTTTTCGGTATGTGCCTCATGGGGGCCTCATAGAATAATCTGGTCATTAGATAATCACCACCAACAAGCTTACAGCCAATTAGAAGAATATCATGTATTGACTGTAAGAATTAATTACGTTGATGGAACGCTGTATATGTATAAAAATGGGTTTCTTATAAAGGCAGTAACTGGTTTAACTTACCCTAACAGAAATGATAGGATTAAGTTACTAAACGGATACAACAGAAATATGGCTAATGTACAATTCACAAAAGGCACACGTACAGATGAACAGCGTACAGCCGATGTAACTAAACTAATGACTAAATACGGAGTGACAGCATGATTTTACAACATGACACAATGGGGATTATTTCCCCAATCGCTATGCTTAATGTACCAATGAGGCTAAAACAGTTTTACTTGGGTGAAGATGCAGATGGAAATGCTTTAGACCCTAATGTGATGGAATCTTACCACTCAGTTCAAAGCTTTTGTGAAGCTAGTGGAGGTTTACGTAAGCCTACATATTCACATGATGGTACTTACTTCATGTTCCGACCTGATATTGGCTATGGCAAGATGAAGCAGTTAGAAGCTTTTGCTACAGCACAAGGTTTAACATTCTACACAGAAGAGGATGATTACACAGCTGAATTAACAGGCGCAGAAGTATTCTTACTATCTATCCCTGAGCTACAAGAGTTTATGCAAGTAAATCCTAAGTTTAAGCAAAATGAAGTGGTTTAGTGTTGCATTAGTTTCCCTGCTAATTTGGTGGTTAGTACTGAGTTTAGCTTGTTGTTTAGTATACTAATATAAAGGACTATAATAATGAAACACGGATTAGCAGCTAGCTCAGCAGTAGGTGATGAAGCTAAGTATACTGTTCTTGGTAATATACTCCACTCTTATATATCTAAAGGTACAGGAGTAGATAAGCCATTAAACAGTAGTGGTAGAGATGATGAGCAAGGTGGTTCTGGAAAAGAAAGTAATACATACACAGATGATGTGGAACAGCACTATGCTAAACCAGCTATTGGTATGCTCTATCAGCCACTTGGATTAGCAGAAGCATATGGAGTAGATAATCGTAGTCCTGTAGACTTGGTTACTGCTGCTGAGAACTGGGGTTATAGATACGGTACCAATCAACCAAAGGGTGAAGGTTGGTTAGGTAATGTTGGTACTAAGGATACTGCTGTCACTGAGTACACTATAAATGCAGGAGGTAGAGAGCTACCTACGTTAGTTCCTACACTAAATAAAGAAGAAATTAATGCAGTACGACATGCGGCCCTCNCAGGTACTAGAGTGCCNGATAGTGTAACTAAAAAAGCTATTGACTGGGCTAATATGAGAAACTCACAAGGTCTATCCCAGTTTAAAGACTAGTGTCTAGTAGATGTACTATTAAGTATGTGTTAGAATTAGCTAGGTAGTTATGGTATAATACAGCAAAACTTAGGAATATAATAAATGAAAGTTAAAGCAAGTGAGCTGCTTAATAGATTAAAAGCTGATTTGAAGTCCTCAGAGATACTTAAACGTGATTTAGATATCAAGATAGACGGATGGAAGAATGCTTATGACGGTAAGCCATACGGTAACGAGGAAAAAGGTAAGTCTGCTATTGTTTCTAGAGACATCAAGAAGCAAGGTGAATGGCAGCATGCAAGTATAATTGACCCGTTTGTTAGTTCTGTAGATATTATTAAGTGTAATCCTATAACGTTTGAAGATGGCCCTGCAGCAGAGCAGAATGAGCTGTTGCTCAATACACAGTTCTGTAGAAAATTCCCTAGATATAACTTTATGACTAAAGCGGTTAAAGTACTAGATAGAGAAGGTACTGTGATAATTCAAACTGGTTGGGACTCTGAAGAAAAAGAAGTAACCAGAGAAGCTGACGTAGTTGTAACAGATGACTTCGGTAATGAGTATATAGATAGACAAGAGATTACTGAGACAGTAGTTACTAAGAATCAACCTACAGCTAAAGTGTGTAGAAATCAAGATATCTACATTGACCCTACATGCCAAGATGATATGGATAACTGTCAGTTTGTAATACATAGATATGAGAGTGACTTGTCTACACTTAGGGTTGATGGTAGGTATAAAAACTTAGATAGAGTAGCTAAGACAGATAGTAATGCTCCATATGATAGTAGTGATTACATACCAGAAGATAAGACTTATTTTAAGTTTGAAGATGATGCACGTAAGAAATATATGGTGTATGAGTACTGGGGTAACTATGATGTTAATGGAGATGGTATTGCTGAAGCTATAGTATGTGCTTGGATAGGTAGTACTATAATTAGGTTAGAAAGTAACCCATACCCTGATAAGAAGCCTCCCTATATAATTGTACCGTTTAACAGTATTCCATTTCAGATGCATGGTGAAGCTAACGCTGAGTTGATTGGTGATAACCAAAAGGTTAAGACAGCAATTACTCGTGGTATTATAGATAATATGGCACAGAGTAATAACGGTCAAGTAGGTATGCGTAAAGGCGCTATTGATATGGCTAATAGGAAAAAGTTTCTTTCTGGTAAAAACTTTGAGTTTAATGGTAGTCCTAACGACTTTTGGCAAGGTAGCTATAACCCGATACCAGGTAGTGCATTTGATATGCTATCTATGATGAATAATGAGATAGAGTCCATTACTGGAGTTAAAAGCTTTAGTGGTGGTATAAGTGGTAATAGCTTAGGCGGAACTGCTACAGGTGCAAGAGGGGCTCTTGATGCTACCTCTGTACGTAGAATGAATATAGTTAGAAATATAGCTGAAAATTTGATTAAGCCTCTAATGAGAAAATGGATGTCTTANAACAGTGAGTTTTTAGAGGAAGAAGAAGTAGTACGAGTAACTAATGAGAAATTTGTACCTATAAGAAAAGATGANTTAGACGGTAAGATAGANATAGGTATAAGTGTAAGTACTGCAGAAGATAAAGCAGCTAAAGCACAAGAATTAGCCTTTATGCTACAGACTATGGGTCAAGGACTTCCCCCTGAAGTAACTAAGATGCTAATGGTAGAACACCTTAAATTAACTAAACAGCCAGAAGCAGCAGAAAAATTAGAGAATTTTGAGCCTAAACCAGACCCTGCTCAAGAGCAGATGAAGCAGTTAGAGCTACAGAAGCTAATGCTAGAAAATGCTAAGCTTAAGAGTGAGATTGACCGTAATAACGCTAGAGCTGGTGAAGACCAAATTGATGCTGAGTTGAAGCAGAATAAAGCAGCAGTTGAAGCAGCTAAAGCTAGGAAATTAGCTAGTGATGCTGACATGACTGATTTAACTTTTATTAAAGAAAATGCTGGTGTTAAGGAAAAACAGGAAATGGAAAAAGAATATGCTAAAATGCAACATCAGTATGAAATGGCTATGTTGCAGAAGAACGCAGGCGATACTAATATAGGAATGGTGGAATAACTATGGGATACGTGGAAAATTTACAAGCTGAAGCACAACAAGCAGCTGACGCACAAGCTTTTAGGAATATGCAAAGTCAGGCTAAGAAAAAAGCTATAGCTAGTGATGCGTTTAGTGCTGGAGTGCATACAGGTGTTAACAAAGTACTCAATCAGTATGCAGAGTCACCACAAGCGCAAAGAGAGAGTAATCTGTATGGACAACAGCAGATGGATGCACAAGCAGCAGCAGAATTAGCTGATAAAAGGAGTCTACTAGATAAGGGAATAGATGGTCTAGCAGGTATGTTTCACTCAGAACCGTCAGTAGATGATAGAGTTAGAGGTATCCAACAAATGCAGCATGATAATGGGCAGCCTGTAATGGGTACTAAGTATTTAAGTGACTGGTTAATTCAACAAGATAAAAATAGAGGGTATTAGTAATGGAACAAGGTTTAGCACAACAATCAGCAATGCAAGATAATGAAATGGGTGAGCAGAGTGAGCAAGGTTCTAAAGAACAGCTAGTACAGCAAGTAGTACAGCTGTTGATGCAAGGAGCCCATCCAGATGAGCTACTTAAGCAAGGTGTTCCTATGGAAATTATTAAAGAAGCTATAGAAATTATTACAGGACAAGAACAACAAGAAGCTACTGCTAATTCAGCTCCTTCAACACAGGGTGGGCTAGCTATGAGTTCCGCTGGTCGTCAATAACTAGTAAGGTAGATAAACATGGATGCTACTATACTAGCTACATTGCTTAGAGATGAGCATGTAGGGTGGGTAGGTTGGTTAGTTATTATTACAGTAGTTGTAGGGTTTGGTATAGGAATGCTTACCAAGTCCATAGCTACTATAATTAAAAACGTAAAAGCTTTAAAAAAAGAACTTGATAAGCCTGATTATAAGAAGCATATAAAATGTGAAAATAATATAAGTCAGGTTATGCGAGTTATAAGACATGATTTACTAGCTGACAGAGTGTTAGTTATACAGTATCACAATGGTGTGTGTTCCATAGCTAGGAATTCATTGTTAAAGATGAGTGTTACACATGAGTCTTTAAATAGAGGTATAAAATCTGGTATGCAGACTTTTCAGAATATTCCTAGTAACTATTTTGGAAATTGGAATAAAGAAATATTTGACAGTAGATATGTAGAAATTCCTAATATAAATGCTGAAGAAGCTGACATTGAACCAGAGCAAAGAGGAGCAGTACAATTTCTTAACGAGGTAGGTGTTAAATCTATGTACCTATTCCCTCTAGAAGATAGTATGGGTGTTACGTTTGGTATGGGCGTAGTTCAGTACATGCATAAAAATCATGAATTAAGTACTAGCGATTTACAGTGGGTTAGGAACAGGTTTCATGGTATAGGTTCATTGCTAGCTGGACCAGGTAATAAAAAAGAATAAAACTATGTGTATAACTACTAAAATGTAAATAGTACTTTACTTTGTGTAATAATACTAATATAATACGAATATAGCATATAGCTATATATTTATTAACTAATAATCAATAATTGAAAAGGACCTCATTTAATATGAATACTCCAACGACTGATGCAGAACTACTAGAAACAGATAATACGTTACAAGTACGTATGTGGGAAGCTTTAGAAAGACTACGTAATACAGATGACTTTAAGCTAGTAATTGAGAAAGGATACTTTACAGATAAAGCTGTAGATGGTGTTAGCTTACTTGCTACTGACTATGTAGTTGAAAATAACCTACGAAGCCGTGTAATGGAAAGCTTGATTGCTGTAAGCCAATTACAAGACTACTTCAATACGATTGAAGCCCTAGGTAACATTCCTCCTGAATATGATGAAGAATCTGAGGAGTAATGTAAATGAGCGATATGACGGACGATAATGTCTGGGACATGAGCGATGAAGAATTAGAAGCGGCCTTTAAAGAAGCTAAGGCTACTGAAGCTTCTCCAGATATTGACTTGGAACAAGAACAAGATGTTTCTACTGATGATGTAGAAGAACAAGATATTGATACCTCTACTGATGATGTAGAGTATGAAGAAATTGAAGATGGTCCAGAACAATCCGATGAGGACTCTGACCATGATGCTAGTGAAGAAGATGAAGTAGATGTAGATTCTGAAGAGAACACAGATGAAGCTGAAGAGGATACTCCTGACGGGGAGACCGAAGCAGAAGAAGATGTAGCTACAGAAGAAGATAAAGAAGCTGAAACTGATTCACAACAGGCTCAATCATTAAAGTTTAAAGCAGATGGTAAGGAATACGAGTTTTCTGATAAAGAAATAGTTGACCAGTTCCCCCGTATCTTTGGACAAGCAATGAATTACACTAAAAAGATGCAAGCTATTAAGCCCTGGAGAAAAACCATTGATGCAATGGAACAGGCTAATCTTGGTCACGAAGATGTAAATTTAATGATTGATGCACTGAATGGTAACAAAGATGCTATGGCACAAGTACTTAAGCGAACAGGCACAGATGCTCTCGACTTAGACTTGGAGAATAACGACTATGTTGCTAAGGATTATGGTCGGAATGAAGAAGAACTGGCTATCAAGGATGTAGTTGATTCTATAAGCCAAGATAGAGAGTTTGCTATTACTGAAAATATTCTATCTAATCAGTGGGACGATGCATCTTGGCAAGAGATGGCACATAACCCTGAGACGATAAGCTTATTACATGCAGATGTAAAAAGCGGAATGTACGATACTATTAGCCCAATTATGACTAAGTTGAAGGTCTACGATGGTGCTAAGAAATCAGACTTAGATTATTATAAGTTAGCTGCTAACCAGTACTTCTCTGATATGGATAGAAAACAAAACGAAAAAGCTTTTGTACAGAAACAACAACAAGAAGCTGCAGAAGCTGAAGCTGCTAAACAAAAAATAGAGCAGACTAAAGCACAAGCAGCTAAGCGTGTAGCTACTAAGCAGGTATCCGCTAAGCGAAAGGCTGCGGCACCTACTAAAACTAGAGTTACTACAAATGATGCTGTTAACTACTTGGATGACTCTGATGAGGATTTTGAGGCCTGGTACAAAAGCATAATGGGCTAATAAAATTATTAAGGAAATAAAAATATGGCTACAAATGTATATGGAAATGGTGTAAATAGTACAGCTGGTGCGAATACCATTGTACATTATTACGACCGAGCAGGTATTAAAGCGGCTAACCGCGTAAACATTTATGGACAGTTCGCTGACCGTAGATCAATGCCTTAACTTGAGGGCCTTATAGGAGAGATTCTATAAGCAAACTGGGTGAACTCAGGGAAACTCTTAGTAACTACCCGAGACTAAGACAATCCTGAGCCAAGACTTGCCAAAGTCTAACTGTTAATATTATAATGCCTTTCTAATCGGTAAAAAGGAAGATAAAATGTTAACAGTGAACAAATATAAAGATAAGATACTTGAAGAGTTTTACTTAGATGTAGATGACATTACAGTAAGACGTAACAAGGATGGGTGGAGAGGTAAATTTAAAGCTGGAGACGTTGTCGAGGCTTTTAAGATGCACAAGCTAGGTTATAAGGGAGTACATATTCCTAGAACTAGACAAACAGTGCAACTACCACATCTACTAACTTTGTTAAGAGGTATAGATATACCAGAAGGTTCGGTGATTGACCATATGGATGGCAACCCACTAAACAATACAAGAAGTAATCTACGTGTAGTTACCCATGCTATTAATAGCAGGAACAAAAAGAAACACAAGAATAACACTTCAGGTTACAATGGTATAAACTGGAATAACAAAGCAGGCTGCTATATGGTTAGACGCTATGTAGGAGGAGTACGAAAGTACGGAGGTTCTGCTAAGACACTAGAAGAAGCTGTAGTTCTAATGGAGAACATGATGGATGCTTTAGAAGGTGATGGTTATACAGATAGGCATGGCAAGTAAGGTGCAACGACTATTCCGAAAGGAAGTACACTCAAGCGAGTGGAAGCGCCCAGCTCCTTAGAACAAAACTAAGGATGATGATATAGTCTATTCTGCATAGTAATATGCAGCAGTTCATCAGAGAACGGTCAGTAAAGTAGCGAGTACTGGCGAATATAAAGAAAAAAATGGGTAAGACTTTTAAGATTTCTAAGTTCTTACATATGTATGACCGTTCAACTGGTGATGCTGATTTCGCTGCAAAAGGTTACATGACTAACCGTACAGCTGCTGAAGTATCAGCTGCTTTAACTGCTGCGTCTTTGGTTGAAGGTGCTGGTGCAGTTAACAAACGTTCACTACATAAAGTTACTGTTGAAACTTCAGTTGCTCGCTATGGTGAAATGATTGACTACACTGATGAAGTTGAATTGTTCTCTGAAGATACTATTCAGGTTCGTTACCGTGAAGAGCTTGGTGAATTAGCTAATGCACGTTACGAAGATTTAATGCAGTTAGATATGTTAGGTACTACTACTGTACTTTACGCAGGTTCTGCTACTTCTAATGCTACATTAGGTGCTACACAAGCTAATGGTTCTGATGATGCTGATTACCGTATTTCTTACGATTTAGTTCGTAAGTCTGTAAAAAACCTTGTACGTAACCGTGCTAAGAAAAATACACAGATGGTAACTGGTTCTAACAAGATTGATACTCGTACTGTAAATAAAGGATTCTTCTCTATTATCGGTGCTGACGTTAAATCTGACCTAGAAGTACTTACTAAAGGTTCTAGTTATGCTACTGAGAATGCATGGGTTCCTGCACATAAGTATGCTTCTGCTGGTACTTTAGCTGAAGGTGAAGTTGGTGCTATGCACGAAGTTCGTTTTATCGAAGCTGAATCTGCTGTTGTTTACGATGATGGTGCTGTACCTCCACAAAACTACGTAGGTGACTTAGTAGTTATTGGTGATACTGACCTAACTTCTGCAGTTCCAGCTGATCGTGGACACTTTGCTGTTTATCCTATACTTTTCCCAACTGAAGGTGCTTTTGCAACTGTTGGTCTTAAAGGACAAGGTAAAATTAAGTTTAATGCTAAGTCTCCAGAAATGGTTGAAATCAATAACCCTTATGGTACTAATGGTTTCTTCTCATATAACTTCTGGTATGCTGGTTTAATCTTACAGCCAGAACGTTTACTACGTACTATGGTATGTGCATCTAAGTAATTAGATAAGTAAACAAAACGTCTCCTAGGCAATTTTGTCTAGGGGACTTTATTTTTAAATTAAATTGTATATAATAGTAATTGTTTTACTAAATAACTAAACAACCGAAAGGACTTAGATAAAAATGAAAAAGATTGATGAATTGAAAGCAGAAGCAACCGAGCTTGGTATTAAGTTTAGTGCTAATATTGGAGAAGCTAAACTGCAGGAAAAACTTGATTCTTATAAGGCTAAGCAGCCTGATGTAGAAGAACCAGAAGCAGAAAAAGAAGAACCTACTTGGATGGAGCAAGCTGCAAGTAAAGCTGATACCAAAGAAGAGGTTGAGGTTAAATCTGGTAAATGGGGACCTGCGCAACGTCGTAAGCTAGCTGCTGAACGTGAAGCTGCTGCTAGGAAAACTAAAATTATTACTATTATAGATAACGACCAACGTGAAAATAACCAAACAACTAGTGCTGTTGTTAGCTGTGGTAATGAAAGATTTGACCTAGGTTCTGTTATACTACCTTTGAATATGGAGGTAGAAGTGCTACAAGGACATATTGACCAATTAGCTTCTGTTAAGATTCCACAGCATACTAAAGGGCCTGATGGTAATAGTGTACTTGTTATGAGACCACGATACACTATAGCTTATTCTGATAAGAAGCCTGGATAGTATAAAGTAGATAGACGTAAATATAAGGGCCTTAATTGGCCCTTTTTTAGAGGAATAAAAAATGCTTACAAATATAGTTTTAAGTGATTTAACTAATGGTAGTGTAGTTAATGGCGAATGGAAAGGTACGGGTGTATTTGATGTGTTAATGTCTGCTGTTAATAATAATATTAAAATTCAATATGATGCTAATAGAATTAAAGGTACAGACTATGCTAATGTTTATATGTCTAGTATGCAAGCAGTAATTGCACAAAGTGTAC